TGAAGTTAAAGGCATTAAAAACAATGATTCTAAGTTTGCATTTAAGATAGGAGATGAAAGCACTCCCGTAGTAACAGAAATAAATAAAATGATTCCTTCTTCACATAATTATTATAGTATTTTAGATATAACTGAACAGTCAGGTTCAGACACCACGTTGACAGTTGCTCCTAACTTCCCAGTTGTATTAGCAAGCATAGAGAAAAACCCTAGCGATACTAGGTTCAGTCAAGAGAATGACGCATATTTATATTTTTTAAATAGGAATATCCCAAATGGAGGATTTATACACAGGTTAAATTATGAACATACTGGTGCTAATTATACCCACAATTTAACATTTAGATATCAAGATTTACAAAAGTTTACATCAGGCACACTGTCTAAAGTTAACATAAATGACTCACATCGTTCTATCTATAATGGATTAAATGCGTTACCTATTATGGCTGCTTCTCCAGCATATAGTATCAAAGGGTATGATGGTTCATCATATACCACAGCAGAGTTAGACCTTTTGTTAACTAAAGGAACACAGCCTATAGAAGGCAGTAACATTATAGATGCTAACTACTCACAGTTTTACAAAGATAATATCTCAAACTACCCATTTAAACTATCAGATAATTCTGAGATAACACCACCAAGACAATTCATTAATGGTCTTACTGTTGATAGTTTAGTGTATGCAGGTGGAGATACATCGGGTGACCATGTAAATGCTGGCAATTTACAATTAACACCATCTATGTTAGCAGGTGATGGCCCTACTTCTGTACACACTAATGGTAGTGTTAAATTAATAAACATAGACCCCAAGGTGAAAAACTATGAATTAATGGCAATTGGGGATATATATCCTGAATCTAAATTAAGACATAATCATATTGGTTACAGTGCTAAACCATTTTCGTCATACGGTATGATACTAGAAACAGCAGAAACAACAGGTAACACAGTAACTCATACTAATTATACAGGCGATACAAAAGAAGTATTATCTAAAGATAGTAACTTTCAAACTGCTAAAATAAATACTTCTTCTATAGCAAGTAATGAAATAAAAAGATGGGGTGTAATGAGATTAGTAGAAGCAACATATGATTGGCATTTTAATCCAGTAGACGCAGAAAATATGCCTAAAACATCTAAGATACCTACGTTGCCTAATTTTCAATATTGGAGATTTAGTGAACCACTTCAACCAACCACAGGGAGTAGTACTGCAATTACATATGTAGATACAGATTATGATGAAGGAGAGTTATTCTTTAAGACAAACACTAGTACACCGTCTACCTCTAATAGACAAACAGTTACATTTGTTCCTAATGATATACTGTATAATGCTGCAAGTGGAAACATAATAGCAATATACAAAGGAACAACTAATGTATCTACATTTGGCTCATCAGATAGTAGTAATTTTTCCTCTAGTAACTGGTTGTTATTGGCAGAGTCTAGTGCTAATATGCCTCTATATGTATTGCGGCAAGAATCTACAACTACTTTATCAAATACCTTGGGTCTAGGTGCACCTAATAACAGAGCAATTCTAAACCATCGTTGGCCTGGATTAATGCCATTCAATCTTTATTCAGATACAGGAAATGGTATAGACTCATTAGCAGAAGACTCCATAAAAATGACTAACGTGTATCTTGCTAGAGAACCAATAGATAAAAACTATTTTGATTATAATACACTTACAAATTCATCAGGGTCTTTAGGTATAGAATTTGACCCTCAAAATGTATTAATACCTTTAATATCAAGAGTAGATAGAAATAAAAACTCCACAAATAAGAAAAACTATGCTATATCTGCATGGCATGATACCGAACAATGGGAATATCAGAGGTCTAACTTCCATGACCAATCTACTGCTACTAGTGGTTCTACTATTGCTGCCCCACCTTATTACCATATATCCAGAGTTATGTCTGCATTAGCACAAGAAACATTTGATTCTGTGTCTACTGTTTCAGGACAAACAAATAAACCAAGAAAGTATCTTATGGGTACAGGGCATATATATGATAATTGCACTGCTCTGTTTAGAGATATACAAAACAGTTTTGATGCTATGGAATACAATTTAGACGATTCAAGTGCTCCTTTAGATTTGGCTTCTTTAACTGAGTATACAGCGTTTGACCCTTCAACTGCGGAAAATGACCAAGACCAACATGGCCCAAATATAATGATTAAAAGAAAAGGTAAAAATGCAGCATTTGTTGGAACTAGAACGATACAAAGACCACTTGCCAATGAAGAAGGTAGAACAGCAGCAACTAGAACAAGCCACCACCAGGCTAATGATGTAAATAGTGGTGAATTATTTAATGCTCAAATGTATTTAAAACCTAAGATTAATCTTATTGGTGTTACTGGCAGTACTCTTGCTTCTAAAGGAGCAACGTTATCAGGGTCAACGTTAACATTTCATATGAATGATAACTCTACACATAACTGGTTAGCATTTGTAAATAATTTAACAGGTTATTATTTAGTGTCTGATAAAACAAATGAAGGTAATTTACCAATAAATGCTTCTAGTACCCTTGCCGCTTCCATTTCCAGTACTGCTACCAGTATGACTTTATCTAATAGTATTTTATTCCCTAATAAAGGAATTGTTTCTATTAATGGTAGTTATACTCATGGGTCAAATACATATGTTTCAGATGAGATTATATCATACTCAGGAAAGACTGGAAATACTTTAACTGGACTTATTAGAGATTATACTTCTGTAACAGTTTCAACAGCAGCAGACGCAATCACTACACCGCCTTCTCATGGTTCAGGTGCAAAGGTTGTTTTACGTAGTACAGACAGTGAGGGAACACCTGTATACATAGGTAAAATATCATCTCACTCTGTGTCTGCTGTAAGTGCTAATAGTGTAACCAGAACACAACATTCTATTGTATTAGATAAAGCATTAACTATTAGTGCTCATGGTGCTACTTTTAGATTAATGAGAGTAGCAGATACTACATTTAAAGATACACCTGAATATTTTGATATTAATAAAATGTATGATACAGGATTGCAGTATAGCAAAGATACTTCTAATCTATTAACAGGTGGTGCAGGTATAGGTAATGAATATAGTGAGAGTGTATATTCAATGTACTTACTTGCTGATATAGATACTGCTAATAATTATGTAGAAAGAAGAGATATATCTAGCGTAGAAACATTGTTTACTCATGGAAAAACATATGATTGTTATGTTACTGATGGTAAAAATAGTGAAAGAAAATCTTTGAACGTTGACTTAGGATTATCAAGCGATAGTAAAATTAGATTTAATTATGATGGTAGTTTAAACGGTATAGGTATGGTTTCTTTTGGTGAAGTATTTACTATTACATCACCGTCACAGATAACAAATGCACCAACTAAATTACATTTAGGAGTAAGTGTATCGTTTGGTACAGATGCAACTACTGCAATAGAAGAAATATTAGAGGAAAATGATGTAGACATTGATTTAAAAGATAAAAATGTAACCTATACTGGAAATATTGTAGAGTCAGTTAGCGGTTCAGCAATAACTTTAGTTAATAATGCTAAGGGATTAGTAAATAATGATTTTATTTATACACAGGATGCTAATTTCATAGGGCAGATAGCAAGTATAAACAATAAAATAATAACAATCAAAGATATGGATGGAGATGGAACATATGATTTATACCATACTCCTTCTACATATGATGAATTAACATTATATACAAAGAAACCATTTGTTTTAACTACTAATTTTAATGAAAGTACGGTATTTAAAAGCCTTAATTTCTTAGCCGTTAAAGCAGGTTTAGAGTACACCTTTAATAATAACAAAATTGATTTACAGGATATAGATAATTACAGCACAAAGCGTAAGTTTTCTTTAAAGTATAATACAGGTGCTAATTTAATCTCCGTAGAAAATAATGAGAGTCTTTTTGATACTGCAACAAAAGTAATAGTTATAGGGGACAACGTTAAGGCTAGTATAGAAGACCCCTATGCTGCTAACAAAATTACATTGAAGCATATAGATTCAAATATAAAAGATGTTAAAGAAGCAAAAGTTAAGGCTGAGCAGATATTAGAACTACATAGCACACCAGCAAAGAAAATTACGTTGAGAATGCAAAGAAAAGGATATGAAACCATGAGGCCAGGAGATTTAATTTCATTAGATTTCCCTAATCATAACATACCGGCTGATGATTATATTGTATTTGAGATAGAAGATGCAATGGCTAAAATAGCCACCATAACCGTAGGTACATTTAATAAAACTATAGCAGAAAGGTTAACTGAACTACATTCAAGTCAAGATGATGGATTTACAAATTTATTCACATTAAACAGTACAGTAGAACTAAAAACACAATTTATTAAAGATGTGATTACAATTAGAGAACAATCATTAACATATTTAATAAGTTCAAGTATTGGCAATAGTATGGGTTATAGTGTACCTATTGGATATTCTTCTAACATTAGTTACGTCACAGAATCAGCAGGGACATCATTAGGGGTATAGTTATGATAGTAGACACAGGAAAAAAAGCATTATTAGATTTAGCAATAGCCTCTAGCCAATTTAAATATATTGATATTGGTGACGGGGGAGATAATACTTCTACATCTCAGACTACTTTAGATAGAAGCATATTAACGTCAACCAGCGGTGTTGCCATTGGTGATTCTACATATAAGAAGGAAGTGTCACCAACAAGGGTAGGAACAACATTAATTTACGATATAAACTTAACAGGTGCAGAATTAGCATCTAATGTAATATCAGAAATTGGAGTGTTTAACCATGCAGGTATTATGTTAAGTAGAGTTAATTTTAAGCCAATTGGCCCACTCGCTGCAAGTGAAAGTATTAGTTTTACATTTAGAATGGAGTTGGCATAATGCCTATTAATAACCCGAAATTTATCAGTACATTATCATCTGCAATGGCAGGTAATAATACAGATGATAGACTAAAGGATGGAACAGATACCTTAAACGCTAATTTAATTAATACACTGAACATTGCTAGTGCTGGTTCTTTTTTAGTTTATGGTGGAGACATAACACAGTCTACAGGTACTAACTATACTAGATATGCATTAACAGCAATAAAATATTTTAGAGATGGTAAACACCGTACTCTTGGTGCTACTTCTGCTACTGAACCAACATGGGCTAAAAACGATTTAAATGATTGGTTTGGTTTAATTGTAATTGCTGCTAATGAACAAATAGAATTTAGAGGAAGCACTACATTAGGAAATACAATTGTAGATGGAGCATTACCACTTCTAGGAGATATCCCTATTGCAGCAGTACAAATATCAAAAACATTAGGTAACAATGTAATAGGTAGAAAGGTACAATTTTTAGGAATGAATAAATCAACCTCTGAATTTTCTGCGGTTAATAGTGGCACTGAAACAATGAGAATTAATGCAGATGGTACAATTATTAAGGCTTCTAATTCAGGTACTATTACTCTTCCAAGTGTAGGTAGCACAAACAAAACTCTTGCTGTATCTGGGGCAGATGTAAACTATACACAATTAATAGGTACACAACCGAATATGTCTACTGACTTAATAACTTCAGGTTTACTTCCAGATGCACGTATTGCATCTGCATCTACTTGGAATGCTAAACAAAATGCCTTGACTTTTGGTAAAGCAAACACTAATTCTTTAAAGTTAGAAGAAGCAGTTACTACCAATGATATATTACAAGCAGGTACTAATCAAGTAAAGGGATTAACATATTCACAATTAAAAACCTCTATGTCATTTGTAAAGGGAGATGTGGGTTTAGCCAATGTAGATAACACAGCAGATTCAGCAAAACCTGTATCTACTGCTGCACAAACTGCTTTGAATTTAAAAGCCACTATTGCTAGTCCTACTTTTACTGGCACAGTTGCAGGTGTGTCTAAAACGCATGTTGGTCTTTCAAATGTAGATAACATCACAACTGCTGCTATGAGAGAAGGAGTTACTAAAGCAAATGTTGGTTTAGGAAATGTATCTAATATTTCAACTGCTGATATGAGAGCAGGAGTTACTGCGACTAATGTTGGTTTAGGAAATGTAACTAATGAAAGTAAAGCAACTATGTTTACCAACCCTACTTTAACAGGGACAGTAGCAATTCCTGGGATTAGTAACTTGAAAAGTACAGTTGATTTAAACACAGCAAAAACAGTTAGAACTGATTCTGAAATTAATGCATTGGCTAATGCTAGAGTTGAAGCAATTTTAGATGTTACTGGTGCTGCTTCTGGACTACAAACACTAGCAGATATTTCTGATGCATTATCAGATAATGCAGACTATGCAGCCACTATTGTAA